TAAGCATAGTCATCAGCACCAGCAGATAGAGTGAAAGCACCACCGCCACCAATCAACTGAAGTTTTCCAGTTACAGCAGATGACTCTTGACCCCATGCTGCTCCAGAACCAGTACCAGTTAGAGTGGCACCAGTGAAGACGTACTCAGAACCTTCGTTAATAGCAGTCTTGTAGTATGCTGCCTGACCTTCAGTTCCCTTACCGTCAGTTAGTTTGGAGAGATAGGTTAGACGCTCGATGATGGTGCCAGCAGTGCCGCTGATATCACCAGTGACATCAACAACAGCAACGTGAACTTCATCATATTCAACTCCTCTAGAAGCAGCGTAAGCAGAAGTGCCAGGGCGAGGACCGATGTTTGAAAGTTTTACACCAGAAACTGTAGCAGAAGCATACCAGCTAGAAGCAGATTCGATAGCGATATCTGGATCAAGAGCAGTTACGGTAACTAGAATGTCAGTACCACCGAATCCCGATCCAGCAGGAAGGTTAATTGTGTCTCCTACAGTATAACCATCACCAGGAGCAAGGAGATTTACGATTACAGCACCACCAGCGCCGCCGCCAGCGTCAGCAACTACAACCTGGAAAACAGCACCATTAACATCAGCAGGTAGTGTGTAAGTGCCAGGAGTTCTACCTGCTTCGATAACTCCATTGTGAGTGAAGGTTCCAATCTCGTTGCCATCTTCAAACGTATCAGAAGTGCTGATCAAAGTATTTGGATCAGCAAGAGCAATAGTGAGTTGTCTTGTAGCAGCGTCCCATGCCATTACATCAGCAGTAGCAGTGCCGCCAGCAGCAAGGTTGAATGAAACAGAAGATCCGATAACAGGGGTGTTGTCCCATCCAGCAGCAAGTGTTAGAACTTGGTCAGGACCACGGTCAACAACAATTACCTTAAGAGAATCGCCCCAGATACCAGGGCTTCTGGCAACAAAGCTTTCGCCAGCACCAAGACCAGCATCCCATTCTGCTTTGTTTAGAACATTGAGAGCAGCGTTTGCTCCAGTGTTAGCAGAGTTGGTGCCAGTTTCGGCACGGACTACAGCGAGTCTGCCGCCGTAGTTAAGGAATTCGGATGCTACAAACCAATCTTCAGCATTGTCTGATTTGGGGGCACCGAATGTATCTAATAGTTCTTTCTGTGAGCTGATAGTTACAATCTCTCCAACGGGACCTCTAGCAAAAGTTGAAGCAAAAGCACCAGTGATAGCACTAGTATTCGTTACAACAGCTGTAGTAAGGTCACGTTCTTTGATTACAATACCAGGCGAGATAAGACTTGCCATGAGTTTCTCCTGAGGTATCCAGATTTAATCTAAAAATATTTATGTTTTTGAACTCCTTGAGTGGGGAAACAAAACATGAACATCACCAATCAGGATAGTCCCACATCGAAGTCAGATCGTTTCTTTTTCTAGATTCTATTACTCTTTTGACAGTACACAATTTACATTCGTATGAATATGCTGACGCTACAGTTGCTCTATCTTTTCTTGTTAAGTAAAAATCATCCATCAAACTTTTGGTCTTGCCACAACTACGGCAAGTTCTTTCCTTGAATATTAAATGATCTAGAGAAAACTGATCTTCTAAATTCATTATCGATAGTCCCACATGTATCCTACTTCTTCTTGAGTATCTCCATACCAGACTGTACCATCCGTAACAAATCCTTCGTCACCCTCTAGACCTGTAGTGATAAACCCAAATGGTGCCATGTCTTGTTCAATTTGATTTTTCTGCTCATCGTAGATACGCTGACGGATATCATTGTCAGTCATTTCTTTAAAGTAATCTTGCTGGACCAACCAAGCAAAAATAACCATACACATTACAAGGTCATCGTGGAATCCATCATCTGCTTCGAATGATTGTTTCTTCTGGATAAACGTAGTCAACTCATTAATAATGTCATAGTCATTAAAGATAAGTTTGTCATCCTCAACGATCTGCTTGAGGTTGGCACACCCTACCTTCTTGACGGTCACACTCATCTTAACGCCGAGTTGTGTTTTGTTGCCAGAGAATCCTTGTCCAACAATTTGACCAGCACGTCCCCTCATGGCACACATAAGAACGTTAGGATACTCTAGATCAAAGTTCAAAATGGAAGCTACTTGATCTCCAATGTCATTCACTTCACACAGAACCCAGGCATTGTTGTATCCCCTAGCAACATCATTAATGACGCTAGGAAAGAGCATGGGTTTAATTTCATTGTTCCTGTACTTTGCTACAATACGATAAGGAACGGTAGTAATATCATACACAATGAAAGCAGAATAGTCGCCACCGATGCCACGACTAACGTCAACTGTCATTAAGTATTCAGATTTTTCTTTTGGTTTTTCATACACATCCAAACCTTTGTTTCTAGTAATAGGTTCTTCAAACACTAGTGCCTTGAGTTTGGCAGCAGAAATCAATGTATCAACCGATCCCAGGAATTCACACTCAAACTCTTGTGTGAACTGACGCTGAGACGTGTTTTTAATTGTTTGTTCTTTCCACTTGGCATCCCTACCAGGAACCTGTGACCAGTGGACTTCATGATATGTGTATCCGTTTCTACCAGCAACAGCATCTTGCCACATCTTATAGAAGTGGTTCATACCCTGTGGGGTAGAGATGATGATTACTTTTGTTTTTGTACCAGAAGTAATAGTAGGATAAACAGAGGCAAAGAACGACTCAGCAATGTGATTCGGGACGAACGCGAACTCGTCGAGAAAGATGATGTTAAACGACATACCTCGGACAGCACTTGCAGACGTAGAAGCTGCCAATATCTTACTGCCATTTTCTAATTCGATGTTACCTTTGTTCCATACTACCACACCTTGCTGGATCCACTTAGGTAAGTTTTCATATGCTGTAGCCAAACGTGCTAACAGGTCACGTGAAGTGGATGCTTTGTTTGCCAGGATACCTACATTAACATTGTCATTAAACAAAATATAATGCAGCAAATAAGATACCACAGTAGTAGACTTACCAGTCTGTCGTGGTAACTTAGCAATGTTAAATCTGTTGTAGTGAAACTTCTCGATTAACTCTTCTTGGAAGTCCCACATTTTAAATGGCACTAGACCTTCATCAAGTGAAACGATCTGTACGTAGTTCTTAGTGAAATATACAGGATCTTCTTTACACTTTAAATATTCTTCAATCTGTTCCTTGGTAAAATCAATTTTTACATTCGCTTTTTTTAGAAGCGGATTACCAAGATAGACATCATCTCCAGCAGCCATCACATATTATTCGCCTAGAATTATTTATCCCTCATATCTTTGTCCATCTCTGGACCATTCTTATCCAGATCTTCCATACGTTTTGCCCAAGTGTCTCCACCTTCAGCACCACGCTTGGGGTTAATACACTGAAAGTTTCCTAACTTATTACAAACAAGACCAGCAAGATCTAACTCGTTTCCTAACTTACCAGTACCAGACCAGTAGTGCTGTCCGTTAATCCAAACCGCACCACACTTCGGACATTCTGCCCTAGTCATACTAAGGTCAGATAATTCTTTGTCTGATTCCATTTGATTAGTCCGTAGTGTTACACTAGTATAGTGTATCTAGCAAAAAATAGTGTAAACTTAAGCTACGATTTATACGTAATATGACAATATGAAGATAAAATAAAAGTTATTTGTCTTCTAGTTCTCTTAGGTATTCGGTCCACCAATCAGGATCTTTTTTCATTTTCCACTTGGGAACAGGAAGACCTTGCTCAGAATACCACTCCTGAATTGCTTCATTGATAATCTGTGCTACTTCCATATTCCTCTTCCTCTTCATCAACGTCAGCATATGGATTCTCCACGAAGGGTCCTCGTTTTCGTAGAGGTTCTTTTCTGACATAATCCGCCTCAGTATTAACTGCTTCAACCCACACAGCAAGTTTCATCACAATGAAAATAATGATAAGGGGTGTAAAACACCCGACTAAAATTACGGGGTTCATTTGTGACTCCTAGAGAAAGGTTCCCAGTGTTCCCAATTATATTTATGGACTGCCCACATGCCTAAGATGGGAACGAATACAAGTAAGAATCCCATGACACCTAAGCACCATGGGCGTTCCATTACTGCTCTTGCTATATGTCCTAATTGATGCATCATTGATCGAAAAGTGATACTACAAATAAAAATACGCCAAAACTACACATGAAAATAAGTATACCTATTTGAACTTCCATGTCTCCCAAGGGTCTGGATTGTGGACACATGAGTTTGGATGTGCCCATTTCTTTTCATCAGTCATAGCCAGTTGATGTCTCAATCTTCTGATCTCTTCTTTCAACCAACGGTTTTCAGATTCTAATTCTTTGATTCGATCCATAACGCTCTAAAGTATCTGTCAACATGATTCAAGTCATCCAATGGTGCGATCTCTTCATGTAACGCCCAACCTAAACAAAAGTCAGACATTTCTTGAGTCACCTTTGGTGGTGTATACATTCTAGCAAACGATGACATAGCAAACCAATACCGCCTCTTAGTGAGCGGTTCCATTTCCTTTGTACATATCGGTGTCATAGTATCCACCCTTTCTAGCGCCGAAGTAAATTGTAGTTAAAACAAAAGGCACCGCAATAATCAGCAGTGCCCGTCCCAATAAATGCTCCATGTTTTTTTATTTGGAATATGTGAAATGACTGAAGTTAATACGAACCATTCTGATGCTGTAGAATAAACTACATGCTTGATATCGTTTACTGTAACGATATATTTTTTCATTTAAATAAATCTTCTATTTGTTTTCTGGCATCCGCCATTTTTTGTTTTTCTCTCTCGTCATGTTTATAACCATGCTTACCGTGAAATATAAAATGTCCTTGGCATATCATAGTTATACCAAAAAGAAATAGTGTTACTACTCCAATCCACTCTATAATGTGATATTGAGCCATGGCAATACAGGGGGTATCACTCCAATAAGTCTTAAAAGTCCCTCAGCAAATAAAGCAAGAACCACCCAACCAACGCACATGCTAATGATAGAAGCATTACGGTTGTGTTGTCGTATTGCTGCATCAATCATCTCCTGAACATCTTCTCTTGATAATCTTTCGGGTGGTTCTATGTCCTTACCCCATTTATTAAACATTAGTTTACGTGTATAGTACCGATCATGCCTGCACCTTTGTGAGGACCACACCAGTAAGTATAGTCTCCTGCTTCAGTGAAAGTTACATCAAACTCTTCACCAGGCATCATGGCAAGACCTTCATGGGAGATCTCTGGATGATCTTCCACTACAACATTATGAGGAGGAAGCATATTGTTAACAAAATGAACTGAGTCGCCAGCGTTAATTGTGATGTCCGCTGGTTCAAAGACGAGGTTTCCGTCGTATCCCATTTGAACATCGACTGCCCACGCTGGGAGAGCGAGAAACAATGAAGCTAGAAGTCCTAAAATAAACTTCATAAAACTTTATAGCAACTACATTATCTAGGAGGTTCTTCTTTTTTGAGGTCTAACTGTATCTTATTGTATCGTGGATTTGTTTTGACTTCCTGACTTATCATCTCGCCAAACTCATCACAACACTGGCACCATTTCTGTCTAGCTTCTGGTGCCCCTAATGCTTTTTTTCTCTCAGGCGAAACCAATCCCTCCAAAGTTGGGCACATTCATCACTTTTCTTTTGGAGATGTGGTTCTCTGTACACCTAGTCCTCAGGGCAATGTTCTTCTTCGTAATACATTAATTTCTTTTCGAGGCGATCATATTCCTCCCACATATACTCAGACCCAGTGTAGTCCTTGTACATTTCACAAGCACGAATCAAACGTGCAATGTCGTCTGAGTTTAGTCTCATTTCCATATGCCATTCTAATAATGTAATTATATCTATTCAGGTCAACAATTCCAGGCTCGTAATGATTTGTTAATACGGGAGTCTGGATCACGTGCTGTCTTCTTAGAAGTTAGCTTTGCTTTCATGCCCTTCATTCGAGCACAGAATGATTTCCTACGGGGGTTTCCAACCTTTTTGCTTGGTGCTTTAAGGTCAGATCCTGGATTCTCTCTTTCGTAAGACTTTCGTCCTTTTTCGTTAAGTCCTCCTTTTTTGTTCTGTCCTTCTTTTCTGGTCCAGGCTGATTCTCCGAGGACTGACTCTTTGAAGTTTTTTGTGGCATACTTGTCCCAGTAGGAGACACCGTAGGCACACTCTGCTCGGGTCTCCCACTTTTCACACTTGGGACAGTATCGTTTTTCGGCAGATTCTCTAATGTCATGCCTTAACTGTTTGAACAACTTCATATTTATACCTCGGTTAGTAGCAGTAAATCAAATGCTGCTGTATAACGACCGTTGTTTGATCTGGTTGTAATCCTTAAATCGATATCAGATTTCTCTGGGATGCGGATTGGGAATGAGAAGTCATAATCATATTGACCACCAGCGCCAGCAACCTCAAAG